TCTGGAAGGCCAACGGAAGCCCGGTCTCTAATTGGGAGGGTGAGGAAGTCTGGGCCGGGCTCGACCTGTCTTCGACGGCCGATCTCACCGCCTTCATTCCGATCGCGAAAGTCGATGGCGAATGGGAGGTCAAGCCGACCTTCTGGCTTCCCGAAGAAGGGTTGGAAGCAAAGTCCCGCAATGATCGGGTGCCCTACGATCTGTGGTATCGCAACGGGCACCTGTTGGCGGCGCCGGGCAAGAGCGTCGATTACGAGTATATCGCCGAGTATCTGCGCGGCATCTTCGACCGGCACGATGTCCGGCAGATCGGCTTCGATCGCTGGGGTTGGAAGCATCTTCGGCCGTGGTTGCTCAAGGCCGGCTTCAACGAGTTGCAACTTGAGCAGCACTTCATCGAATTTGGTCAGGGCTTCCAGGATATGAGCCCGGCGCTACGGGCGCTCGAAGGCGAGATCCTGAATGGCCGCATCGCGCATGGCGGTCATCCGGTGCTGACGATGTGCATGGCGAATGCCGTCGTCAAAACCGATCCCGCCGGCAACCGCAAGTTGGCGAAAGACAAATCCGCTGGCCGCATCGACGGCGCGGTGGCACTGGCGATGATGATCGGCTCGGCGCCGCTCGATAAGCCCGTCTTTAATCACCGCTCAATGGTCGGATAATATGACCGTGCGACGCGAAAAAGAGTCGGCAGCACCGCCGCCGGCTGACGATCCGCTTGAGTTCGTCATGAGCGACGGTTCGGTCGATCGCATGGGCGACGTGATCGAACCGGACGGCTGGAGATTGGATAACTTCCACCGCAATCCCGTGGCGCTGTTCGGCCACAACCCGGATTTCGTCGTCGGCAACTGGCGCGATGTCGGTGTCCGCAAGGGGCAGTTGACCGGGCGCCTGGAATTGATGGAGCCGGTATCCGACCGGCAGCGCGAGGTGCATGCCGCCGTCAAGGCCGGCTTTCTGCGCGCCGTCAGCGTCGGATTTCACAGCGACAGTTTCGAGCCGCTCGGCAAGTCGGGCGGTCTGCGTTTCACCGAGGCCGAGCTTGTCGAGTGCAGCTTGGTAGCGGTGCCAGCGAACCCGAACGCTCTGGCGATGGCCAAGGCGCTCGGCATTTCCCGCGAGGGGCAAAGCCTGATCTTCGGCGGGTATGCCGAAGGAGGAGATCGGCGCTCGGCTCCCGCGGTTTCCGGCGGGCATGCCGAAGCACACCCGAATCTCAGGATCAAGAGGATGAACTACTCAGAACGCATCGAGGCGGCACAACAGGACGTTGTGGCGCTGCAAGATCAACTGGCGGCACTGCCGGATGTCGAGGACGTGGCGAAGGTGTCCGACCTCACGGCTAAAATCAGCGAGGTCAAAAATAAGATTTTCGCCTGGGTGGAAGCGGAGAAGGCGCTCGGCAACGAGGCCGCGCCGATCACCGTGCCGAAAGAGCGGATCACGGTCTATCGGCCAACCGATCAGTTGCCGTCGACTGCACCGAAGACTTGGGCGCAACCGAAGCGCAAGGAAGCCGATCCTGCCGACTTCATTCTTCGGCATTTTGTGGCGAAGACGCTGGAGTTCATCACTCGCAAGCCGGCAGAACTGGTGCTTGCCGAGCGTTATGGCAGTTACGGCGACTTTGAGGCGACCAAGGGTGTCCACGAGTGGATCACTCGCGCAGCGACCGCGCCGGCGACAACGACGACGGTGGGATGGGCCGCGGAGTTGGCGGTAACTGGCCAAGGGGCGTGGTGGGATCAGGTCATGGCCCGCGCGATCGTTAAGCCAGTGACCGCGTTGGGGATGAGAGTGACGATCGGCCGTTTCGGCCAGATCAGCATGCCGACCCGTTTGGCGACCCCAACCATCGCCGGTTCCTTTGTCGCTGAGGGCGCGCCGATACCCGTGCGCCAGGCGGGGTTCACCCAAGTCACCATCGGCAATAAGAAAATGGCGGTGATCACCTCGTATACCCGTGAGATCGCCGAGCAATCGACGCCTCAGATCGAGTCGATCTTAAGGCAATTGATCATGGACGACACGGGCGTCGCGGTGGACACGGTGTTCATCGACAACGTGGCGGTGTCGTCTATTCGCCCGGCCGGGATTCGGAACGGGGTTGCCGGATTAACGCCAACGGCAATCACCGGTGGCGCGTTTGCGGCATTGGTTGGCGACATCAAAAACCTTGTTGGTGCGCTGGCTTCGGTAAACGCTCTTGGGTCGCCGGTGTGGATTATGAACCCGGTGCAGGCGATCTCGATCGGCCTTACGCAGAATGCCGGCGGGGCCTTCCCGTTCCAGAGCGAGATCAACGCCGGTCGGCTGCTCGGCTATCCGGTCGTTACTTCCTCCACCGTGCCGGCAACGATGGTGATCTTGATAAACGCCGACGATCTGATGAGCGTTTCGGGCGATACGCCTCGCTTCGACGTATCGGATCAGGCGACGTTGCATTTCGAGGACACCACGCCGCTGCAATTGACCACCGGTGCGCAAGGCAGTGCCGTCGCGGCAACCCCGACACGCTCGATGTTCCAGACGGACAGTCTGGCACTGCGCATGATCCTGCCGATGAACTGGGCGATGCGGCGCGCCGGCAGCGTCGCGTGGCTCACCGGTGTCACTTGGTAATACGTTACGGGTGGCTGAAGCCGGCCTCGCGGTTGCGGGGCCGGCGCTTTGAAAAGGAATTGAGCGATGTCGGACGACGTGAAGAAGGACTACGAACAGCGGAAGGAAAGGGTAGCAACCCTGACGAACCTGACCCTGCAATCGACGGACGGAACGGCGATCCGGCCGACGCCGACCCAAGAGGAAAACGATCTCCTGGCGCTCGGTCTGATGCATCCGGACGAAAAGGCCCCGCCGGCAATGGATAAGGCTATGCCGTCGCTGGCGGCGCAGCAGGCGTACATGGCAACGGGCGAAGCTCTGCCAGCGGCACGGCCGGCGCCTGCCGCCCCGCGGCCCAGCGTGCCGCGCCAACCCGAGCCACACCGCCCGTAAATGGCGCTCCTCGCGCGGACGGCGGGCGCGCTCACCCGCGTCTTCCGTCCGCCGCAGCAGAAAGCTCTCGCCGGTCGTTCGGCGACCTACATTCCGCCGTCGTGGCCTTGGAACTTTTGGCAATTGGGCTACGACCCGTTGCGGGTCGGCGGCGGTGCTATCGTCGCGGCCTGCATCGACACTTACGCGCAGACCGCCGCCGAGTGCCCGCCGTCGCACTGGCGCTCGACCGGCGACGGCGGGCGCGAGCGCATCACGACGAGCGCCTTGTCGCGCGTCATGCTCAAGCCGAACTCGTACCAAAGCGGCAGCGATTTCATTTTGAACCTGGTCGGCTACCTGTACGGCGACGGCAACGCTTACGCGCTCGCCATCAGGAATAACCGATATGAGGTGGCCGAGTTGCACTTGATGGACGCCGCCTCGTCCGAGGCCAGCGTTCGCAGCAATGGCCAAGTGTTCTATTCGCTGGGCGGCAATCCCGTGGTGGAGGCGGTGCTGCCTAGGGAAGCGCTCAGCAATGTGCCGGCGCGGGACGTGCTGCATCTAAAGCTCAACGCCCGCGGCAACCCGTTAAAGGGCGACCCGCCGCTGATCAACGCTACCGCTGACATCGCTGCCGGGCAGGCGATGCTCAGTCAGGCGCACACGATCGCGCAGAACAAGTCGCAGCCGTCCGGCGTGCTCACCACCGACCAGCCGCTCGAAGACTGGCAGAACAAAGAAATTCACCAGATGTGGATGGAACGCACGACCGGCGCCGGGGCCGGCGGCGTGCCGATCCTGTCGTCGGGGCTCAAGTTTCAACAGATCAGCATCACCAGCCGCGACGCCCAGGCGGCCGAGATCATGCAGATCACCGATGGCCATATCGCCACGGTGTACCGGATCCCGTTGCCGCTCCTGTCGCTGTGGGGCGTGCAAGTGCAGACCGCCTCCGAAGATCAAATGCGGTTCTGGGTCGCCGGCCCCTTCGGCTTCGCGCTGAACCACATCGAGAAC